AGCAAGAATGTCGATTTGATTTCACTGGGGTAGAGTGTTTCATAAGTGGTCAGCAGCCTAGAATTTTCACGAACCTATGATATAATAGTAAGAGTTAAGTGGAGATTATATTGATGGCTAATTTGTCACAGCAGCGCCGTGAACGGATGCTCGACTTCCTCGAGAAGATCAAATCAAAAAACAAAGATGACGAAGATGTTCTTTTGTCTATTGGCGAAATAGAAAATGCGTTAATTAAAACTCGATACGGGATCGTTTTTGAGGAACATAGTGAGGATGTTTATGACAAATTAGCAACTGATATTCCAGTTTTTGTCGAGGATCAATCTAGAGAGCTCTCCGGTGCAAATGGAAGCTATAATTTTGTCCTAGAAGGCGATAATCTCCATAGTTTATATTTAATGCAAAAGACGCTTAGGGATAAGGTCGATGTTATATATGCCGATCCACCATATAATACTGGAAGTAATTCTTGGCGATATAACAATGATATTGTCGATTCTAATGATACATACCGCCATAGTAAATGGCTTTCATTCATGCGTAACCGTTTGGTTTTGGCTAAGAATTTGTTAAAAGAGACGGGCACAATCGTAGTAACCATAGATGATTATGAAGTATATACTCTTGGTCTGCTCATGGATGAAATCTTTGGCGAGCAAAACAAAATCGGTGTGATAGTAGTCGAGAGTAATCCACGAGGCAGAACTTCAAATAAGTTTTATGCGACATCTCATGAGTACTATTTGATTTATGCTAAGAATGCTGAATTGGCTGAAATAGAAAACCTTCCGTTAACCGAAGATCAAGCTGCGGTATTTAAATACGAAGACGAGGAATCGAAATATCGCCTACTTCCTTTGCGTAAGAGTGGAGCTGCGAGTCGAAGAAAAGATCGTCCAAAACAGTTTTTCCCGATATATGTGAATCCGAAAACTCTCGAGGGGACTTTGGTGAAAACCGAAGGTTACGATGAGGTATACCCAATAGACGAGAGCGGCGAAGAAAGATGTTGGAGGCTAGGTCGTGATAAAGTCGAGCGTTTCTTAGCTGATGGGAATATCCAAATTAATAAGAAAAATGGGAACGGCAACAATAAGTATGTGTTCCAGACTAAGGACAGAATAAAGAGCGGTCGCAAAGCTAAAACTGTTTGGGTAAATCCAACTTATGATGCATCTGCATACGGCTCAAACCTTCTACTGGATATTTTCAAGAAAAAAACATTTGATTATCCAAAATCATTGAATGCTGTTAGGGATTATTTATATACAATGATTCGCAGTAATAAAGAGGCTGTGGTGGTTGATTTCTTTGCGGGATCCGGGACAACTGGGCACGCTGTTCTCGAAATGAATGAAGCTGATGGCGGTAATAGACGATTCATCATGTGTACCAATAACGAAAACGGCATCGCCGAAGAAGTAACATACCCAAGACTAAAAACTGTGATTACCGGCGAACGACCTGATGGATCTAAATATCCTGAACATATTCCTGCGAACCTAAAATACTATAAGACCGAATTCGTATCTAAAGATACGGAGAATCTTACCGATGCTTTAATATCTCGAGTTGATGAAATGATCCAGCTAGAGTATGGCGTAAAAATTGATAAAAGGAAGTTCATAAGTATTTTGACAGATGAGGACGCCGATGATCTCGAGAAAGAATGGGACGAGTATCCAGAGATTGAGGCTATATTCATTTCGAGAAATGTTCTGTTGACTGGCAAACAAAAAGATTTGTTTTATCAAAAAGAATGCTATATTATTCCGGATTATTATTTCCGTGAAGAATTAAGAGAGGCAGGTGAAGCAGGATAAGTGTAGACTTATTTGAGTTTCAGCAAGATACGGTTAATAAATTGCTGGCTCTAACATCAAACTATATGTCAAAACAGACGATTGTAATTAAATCTCCGACGGGCTCTGGTAAAACTATCATGCTAATCGACTATGTTGATGAGTATTTGAGTATGAATGAGAATACGGCTTTTGTTTGGCTTTGTCCTGGTGCTGGAAAGCTCGAAGAACAGAGTCGTGGCAAAATGGTCAAATTCGCCCCTAGCCGTTCATCTCAGACGCTTGATGATGCGCTTACTGGAGGTTTTGACAAGTGCAGTACAACTTTCATCAACTGGGAGAAGATTACTAAAAAAGATAATACCGCACTCAAGGATGGCGAGAAGAAAAACTTGTTCGATAAAATTGATGCAGCAAAACGAGAAGGTATTAACTTTATTGTAATAATAGATGAGGAGCATAACAACAAGACAGCTAAGGCTCAGGAGATTATTGACGCCTTTGGGGCGACTCATATTATCCGTGTTAGTGCAACTACGACAAATAATCCCAATGCAGAATACATCGAGATCGACGAGAACGATGTGATTGCTTCCGGACTCATCACGAAAGCTATCTATATCAACGAAAGTATCGAGGATGATCCTGATACTGATGAAGGCTCAGATATTTTACTGAAGCAAGCAGATAAACGACGAAAAGCTATTATTGAGGAGTATAAAAAACTCGGTAAAGTAATTCGCCCTCTTGTTATTGTTCAATTCCCAAGCGGTAAACCTGAGGCGATAGAAGAGGTCTTACAGCAACTCTCCGACATGGGCTATACTCACGAAAACGGCATGGTCGACACATGGATGACTGGCGACCACCCCAATGACGAAATAGATTTAGTAGCCAACGATGGTCAAGTAGCATTCTTATTGATCAAGCAAGCTATCGCTACTGGTTGGGATTGCCCTCGTGCGAAAATTCTTGTCAAACTTCGTGAGGGGATGAGCGAGCAGTTTACTATCCAGACTATTGGTCGCATTCGTCGTATGCCGGAACGAAAGCATTATGAGAATGATATGCTAGACTGTTGCTATGTATATACTTTCGATAAGGAATATCGTGAAGGTCTTTTAGCTAATATTGAAAAATCATACGAAAAGCGGCATCTTTATCTTAAAGACAAATGTAAAACATTTACACTGACTCGTGAGAATCGTGACCTTGACTATGCCGGTCTTGGCGAGCGTGAGATCATGGAGAGAATGTACAACTACTTTGTTGCTACATATAATCTCACAAAAGACAAAGAGTTGAATAAGAAAAAAATGGCGGATGGTGACGCCTATATCTTTGGTAATCATATCTATGGTAAATGGCTAAAAGGTCGCTTTGAAACATTATCGTCCATTACAGCAGCCGACATGCAACAAACTAGCACGCTAGTCGATACGCACAAGCACGGTATTAACATGCTTCACTCCACAAATGAATTGAAAACGATTTTAAGCCTTCAGCAATACCATGTGAGGGCAATTCTCGAGCGTTTATTCAGTGATGACGGCAAAAGATCCAAATTCAATTTAATTTCTCAGACGAAAGAAGAATTGTATGCCTTCGTTATCAATAATGAGCAACAGCTTAAGAACGACTGTCGTGCTATTTCTGCCGAAATTGGCGCAACGCAGGCAAGACTTCAGCTCGCTATCCGTGAAGATGAATTTAAGATGCCGGAAGATGATTATCTAAATTATGATCCAGGAGTGAAAAACGAAGTTGAATTCTTGAGTAATGCATATGAAAAATATACATCTGGATTTTGTACTCCGAAGATTCGTTGGCGCACGGAGCGTATGTTTGAAAAATGGTGCGAACGCAGAGACGATATTGATTGGGTATACAAAAATGGCGACACTGGTCAGCAATATCTATCACTCGTATACCTGACAGGTATCGGAAAGCAACGCCTATTCTATCCAGATTATATCGTAAAGCGCAAAGATGGCACTGTATGGCTTATAGAAGCTAAGGGTGGCGAAGCTCCAGACGGCACTACCCAAAACATCGATAAGTATGCCCCGTTCAAATTTGATAGACTGAACGAGTACGCTAAGAAACACAATTTGCATTGGGGATTCGTGCGCAATTACGAAGATGAGCTTTATATCAATAATACTGAGTGGCACGAAGAGATGTCGGATAGTCACTGGGTATTACTGGACGATTCATTCTAATTGATCGTACTCATGCTTTCATATACTCTCTATGTCATGTACGGTATAGAGAGTATACTTAATTGGGAGAAAATATGATCTATCCATTAGAAATCATTCGCAAACATATCATCATGCGCAAAATGAGTCGTAAGCATAAGCACTAATATGCTATAATATTTATAGGCTATCGGTTTGTAGCGTTCCGGGTAAATAGCCTGCAAAACTTATGCTTTTCATGATATAATTAAGTTAATATCAATGGCGCTTAGAACTATGTTCTAGGCGTTTTTTGATGCCAAAGGAAAGCATAAATGAACGAGCAAATCACGAATACGATCCAAAACCTAGCAACAGCCTTAATTCCGGCAATTGTTACCGTTATTACCTATATACGCCAATCGAACCAAGCGAATCGACACGCAGCAAAACAGTCGATATTGCAAATGATTATGGAAGATCAATTGAATTGGGAACTATTTCATAAGTTTCCTACAAACTGGGGTGATATTCAAAATGAATATGCCATATATCACAAGAACGGCGGGAATGGAGAAGTTACCAAGCGTGTTAATGATTATAACGATTGGTATCTAGGCGTAGAACAAAGCCTAGCTAATTCTAAAGGAGGTAAGAAATGAAACTGAAAAAGAAAACTACAAGACAACTTTCTATTGCCGTTGGTCTTCTCTCTTTTGCGGCATTTGTCATCCAAGGTTTAGGGACTACTTGGGGATTTGAAGAAGTTGCAAAACAAATAACTCAAACCGCCCTTCTTTTCTCTGGTGGCATTAATATATATTTCCTGGGCGTAACAAACCAAAAGAATAATGAAGAAAAGGAGAAGACGAATGGTAAGTAATTTCAAAAAATGGATTAGCGACCATGTAGCCTTCTTAATAGTTACAGGAGTTGCGATATTATGTATCGTCTTTTTACTATACGGCACGAAATCTGAGAACGGAAGCATTACTCTTGACGGCAACAATGCCAAGATCGAAGAGTACACTGAAAACTTTATCGAAGATGCTAATAAGCGACTCGATGAAATAATGAACCACGAAGCACCAACAGATGCTGAAACAATTGAATTAAACGATACTGAAGAGGTTGGTCTCGGTTTCAGCACTAGTATCGATGCTATCCTCAATCGGAGATTGCCTGACGGCGACAATGACAACGGAAAAGGCTGGCAGTGTTCAAAATATACCGGTTATCTTGCTACTGGTCGAAGAGAATACTCTACGACTCACCCAGACTACGGTGCCGTTAATGGTAAAGATGTTGCGGCATGGCTCGTGAAGAACTATGGCTTTAAGTACATCGATAAGCCAATTAAGGGAGCGATTGGTTCGGGTGGCTTTAATACGCAATATGGTCACACGGTAATGTACCTATATTCTACTGGATCTAATACTGCTATGGTAAACGATGCAAACTACACGCCACTCAGGGTATCAACACACAATATGAGTATTTCAGGGTATGTTTGGGTAGTTCCCGGCGATTATAATCCGACTCCTTCGCCATCGCCGTCTCCTTCTCCAGAGCCGATCTCAAATACTTGCAATAAAATCAATGTTGCTAGAGGGGATACAATGAGCGCTATTATGTTACGCTGCGAAGGATATGTGAAGTATGGATTATCAATGGATGAGTACGCAAAAACATGGGTGTCTACCAAAGTTAAACCAGGACAAACGATCTATGAAGGATGGAATTCTAGCACTGGAGTCGGACTGTATGCTGGTGATGTTATAGAAAGGCTAAAGTGATGGTTTTTTCTGGTGATTTACTAAAGATTAATGGAAATACGATTAGCGGTCTGTCGGGCTATAAAATTGGCTATAACAAACTTTGGAAAGATGCAGACCGCAACATGAATGGCGATGTTCGAGCCTCTCTGATAGGTATTTTTCCGAAGATCGAGCTTACCTTTCGGGATGCGCTTACCGAAGACGAAATTAGCCAAATATGTACGCTGCTTGACCAGCCGTATTTTAATGTGACATATTTTTCCCCAAAAACTAGAGGAACCGTAACGGCAAGTTATTATGCGGGTGATTATGCGCCTGAAATCTTAGATAAGTCGAGGGGGTTGTATAAAACATTTACCGTGTCATTAGTACCGGTCAGTAAACTTTAGGAGGCTATATGGCGATAGATGTATCTGAGGCGTTCAAGAATGCTATGAAGGCTCCCGTGAAGGTTGTAAGGGCGAGCATTGTAGCTGATGACGAGCAAGAGTTTAGTTCTTCAGATGACCTAATGAATCTAACTATCGAATCTTCAGGCTATTATTTTGGCTCTACTACGAAAACACTCTCATTTAACCTTCTTGGTACGGATCATAACTTGATAGGTAAAGATATTCATCTAACTATTAGTGTGCAGACAGATTCAATCAATGATTCTTGGGAGGATTGTGATCTTGGCAATTACTATGTCTATGAACAAAATGCGAAACTAGAAAAAGAGACTACGGAGTTTAAGGCGTATGATAGAGTAGGCGCTTTAGCGTATTCTTCATATTCATCCGGCGGCTTCACATTTCCATGCACTATATCGGGGATGGTTGAACAATTAGCCAACAACTTTAATTTAAACTATGACGCTACGCAGATATTAGTTAATGGTGACAAGATTATCAGTGATGACTTATACGAAAAGATAAGTAATATTACCTATCGTGATATTTTGTCGGAAATCGCTGGAGCGACCGCAACCATAGCGATGATTAATGGCGCAAATGACACTTTACTACTCAAGAACACAATTAATACTCCTTCCGAGTTATGGACATACGATAACTTAAAGTCTATTAAATTTGAACCAAAGTATGGGGAGATTAACGCTGTAGTATTGAGTCGTAAACCTCAAGAAGATAATATTGTAGTTCGTGACGAAGAAAGCATCGCTGAAAATGGCTTGACCGAACTAAAGCTCGCTAATAACGAACTACTCGATGATGATCGTGAAAGTATGGCTCAACCAATCCTGGATTCGGTTGACGGATTTTGGTTCTTTCCTTTCGAATGTACTACAGAAGGTCATTGTTGGCACGAGTGTGGCGACAGGATTGAAGTCATTAATGGTGAGGACTCATGGCAGATAATTATCTCCTACATAAAAATATCTATTGATGGCGGAATAAAAGAAACAATAAAGGGTGTTCGACCAATCGATAACGACACCGACTATTCGCTAGCCGGCGGTATCATGAAAACCATCTACAACACTGAAATTAAAGTTGATAAACAAAACCAGCAAATTAAATCAATCGTAGAAGAACAGACTATTCTTGAAAACCAAGTAAATGACAATTACACCGCAATAACTCAGAGTATTTCAAATGTGGTAACATCAGTCCAAAATTCGGGCGGCAATAACCTGATTCGAAATTCTGCCATGTACTCCCTTGACGATAATGGACAGCCATTATCGTGGGATATTTCAGGAAGCGGAGATTTGGTGATCACCCCTTCTGCTGAAGCTGCTGTCAATGGATCATTGTCACGGCAAAATATTACGCTTCGGGATCTAACGGTCGCACAAACTATTGAAGTCAAAGCTGACAATTCCGGTATTAGCGATAAAACATATTATTCTTTTTCCTGCAAAATCAAAAAAACAGCCGTCGGCGAATGCCTTGTTCGCATCTCGGATGGTACGGAAAGTGGCGTCTGGGACATATTTTTAGATAACGGAGATGAATCATTTTATGAAGAATATAGTATTGAAGAGATACTCCCGAATTCATCAAATCTAACTGTTTCGGTCTATGGCTCTGGGGATTCTGAGTTTAGTATTACAGATATGATGCTGGCTGTGGGTAATTATAAATCCCAATGGACTCAGGCGAATGGAGAATTTGCAAACACGCAAGTATCAATAGACAATAACGGTGTCACTATTCGATCTAGTACCCTTGCGGGAACTTATACTAAGCAAACTCCACAGGAGTTGTCGGCATATTCGAGTAATAGACTTATGGCGACGATAAACGATGATGGAATTCTCGCACCAAAAATTGAAACGCAAAACGAAATAAGTATGCCCCCAATTAAGATTGTGCCACAACCAGACGGCTGGGCATTCGTAAAGGAGGAAGGATAATATGGCTTGGCAAACTGTAGCAACAACTGGTCTTGGTGACAGCTCGGCAACATATGGTTATGTATATTTACAGTACGATGACTCGTCGAGCGGAACATCGAGAAGCGCAAGATTGCGTTTTGAGATACGATCAGGCTATTCTGTATATGTATATATAGATAACTTATCCCTTGATGGAAGTGTGGTAAGAAGTAGGTTTACTTGTAGCGGAACAATGGACTTCTGGACAGGATCGCTTGCAAATGGCACCAGATCATTTACCTGGTCGTGTCCTTGGTACTCTGGCACAAGGAGCTATACATGTTCCGGCTATATTCCTAGTGGCGTCACTGCACCAAGCGGTCTCAGCGTCTCAGTAAAATCAAAAACATATAATTCGGTGACCTTTAATACATCATTGTCGTCATATGGTGTTCCGTCAAGCGCTAGCGGTCGCTATATTGAAGCAGCAGTATTAAATCAAAACTCATACGGAGCATCATACAGATACGAGACGGCATCCAACACATCCTCGTCGACTATTACTGTAAATAACAGCTCTAGATCCAATCCTAGTACATTCTCGATTGAACCGAATCATAAATATTGGTATGGCGGGTATGCTTCTAACACTCAAGCGAGTACATCTACGGTTGTTGGTTCGGTATATACGCCATGCCCGCCTCTCTCAACATTAACTCCGTCGACACAATCATACGCCGAGTACGATAAAGTGAATGCAGTCATACAATACAAGCGTCAAACCGATGCTGGCGCTGAAACCAGAACTGGTTATTATAGATATTCAACTGATGGAGGTTCAAATTATTCTTCGTGGATTAGCTTCGGTACTGTCAGCGTAGCAGCGAATACTACTGCGACATTCACTGCAAAATTGCCCACGAACTCGAATATTACTCTACAGGCAAAACTAAATACGCCAAATGGCGGTGATTCGGAAATTAAGACTACAACCCTAACTACAATCGCAACGCATGTCGCTCCTAATTTTCAAAACTATACATATCGAGATAGCAATTCAGCCACAGTTTTATTAACTGGGAATGATCAGACGATGATACAAGGACAATCTGTTCCTGAAATTACAATCTCGAGCAGTAATAAGGCGACTGGCAATGATGGCATTAATATATCCAACTATGCAATAACATTTGTTGGTCAATCAAAGACTATTGGCTATTCGAGTTCTTCAGATGTTTCAACCACACTAAATCCACCATCTGAATCCGGCACAAGTAATCTTACCGTATCTGCCGTGGATGAACTTTCTCTATCTAAGGCAGTGACTAAATCTATAGTTATATATCCATGGCAAAAGCCAACTATTTCTGCAACGATTGAGCGCATCAATAATTTTGAATCGGAATCTATCTTAAATATATCCGGTAAGTATTCTCCGCTTACTATAAATAATGTCGTGAAGAATTCAATAACGGTATCGTATAGAACGAAAAAATCATCAAGTTCAAGTTGGAGCGGATGGTCTACGAGATCGGCTGTAATATCTGGCTCTAATTGGACGGTTTCGAATTTAGCCGTTACTTTAGACAATAATTATCAGTGGGATATACAAGTTAAAGTTGCAGACGCATTCGATTCTGCTACTGCTGATCTAATTCTGTCAATCGGTATGCCAAACTTCTTCATAGGTACAGATGGCAGAGTTTCTATCGGTATGAAGCCCAACATTTCTTTGCCAAATAGTAATCGTGGTCAGCTAGAAGTTGACGGAAATATCTACTCTAAAGGAATGCCGCTTATTTCGAGTCATGTCGGTCAGGTTATTATGTCGACGACTCTTGATACTGCTGCGAAAGTTGAAGCAATTTATGGCGGAACTTGGGTAGCTTGGGGAACCGGCAGAGTTCCCGTTGGTGTGGATCCGAATGACTCGGATTTTAATGCCCCAAATAAGACTGGTGGTAGTAAGACCGTAACCTTGACGCTTAAGCAAATCCCATCACATTCTCACTCTATGTCTGGAGGCTGGGGCGCAGGATCTTATGATGCCGGTAGGTTTAGAGCTGACCAAAATAGTCCAGCTAATTCTTGGAGCAATACTGGTTCAGCTGGCAATGGGCAAGCTCATAATAACCTACAGCCATACATAGCAATCTATATGTGGCGCAGGATTAACTAGCTCTCCTCCACATATAGACAGTGATAAATGGCGGCATATTCTGGTGGGCTTTTCCTCCACCGACAGAAGATGTGCCTAGGTTGCCACCCTTCCAGCTTAAGTCGTTTGCAGCCCAGAATTGATACCTGTAAGCATCTGAACCAGGTGAGTTATCGCTCCAGCCCGATCTAATCTGATGGCTATGAGAAGGAATATGCTCTAGCGTCAAGGTTACGGTCTGATGCAATAATAGAGGAGTTTATGTTGTTCTGCGCCACATATAAATTGTCATAAATGGCTGTAGATTTTGATGCGATTTTCCGCCACCAACAGCAATTGACTTCGAATCGGACGAGCCAGAAGCGGTACCCGGATCGGTTGTCCATTGTCCAGTTGATCCACCTGATATGTTTGTGTCCGTACGATACGGAATTGGATGTTTATGGCTAGGAATTTGCTCTAGCGTCAATGTCACGGTCTTAATAAAAATAAGATTGTTGCAAAATGATATAATTGAATTATGAACGAGGCACTATATCAAGACAAAGCTCGAGGTATGCTGATCGGTTTAGCAATCGGAGATGCTCTTGGTGCTCCAGTGCAATTCGGAAACTCAAGTAAGTCCATTTCGGATAATATAGACGAGTTAAAAACCATGCACGACAACCATGTGTTGCCGAAGGGCGTATGGACTGACGATACATCGATGGCTCTATGTATGGCTGATAGCCTTATTGAATGCGGTGGATACGATTCGTATGATATGATGGATAAATATGTAGATTGGGTGACTTATGGCTATCGAAGCTATTTTGATTACGGTTATGACATAGGAACGCAAACTATTCGTTCGATCAATCTATACCGACGAGAGACAATAATACCGAAAAGTGCCAAAAAAGAGTGGAATGCAGGAAATGGTGCGATCATGAGATTGGCGCCAATTATTATTGCAAATACTTTCCCTAGTAAAGAATATAATCCCAAAAGAATAACCGAAACCGAACTAAGACCAATAGAAGAGATGGCTATCTTATCGTGCCGTGAAACTCATAATTCCATCGCAGCTGAATGTGTGACTGGTATGTTTGCGACTGTTTTATTTGCCGCAATTAGAGGTTTCGATAAAACGAGTATCTGCTCTTATGCAGAGAGAGGCACTTGGTTGGACAATGAGGAATACGATAGGTTTTGGATAAATAATGTAGACTCATTAGTAAATCGTTGGAGAAAAAGTGACAATAGCGATATGAAGGATCTCGGAGGCTATATTGTTGACTCTTATGCGATTGCAATGTGGGGGTTCACCAATTCAGATACCTTCGAAGAGGGTATGTATAAAGTTCTATGCCTTGGAGGAGATACAGATACTAATGCTGCAATATATGGGCAACTTGCTGGAGCGTATTACGGGTACGATGCGATACCTAAAGAATGGCGTAAGGATGTATATATTGCCGATGAAATCATTACTGTTGCCGATAATCTTCTAAATATGGAGAAATGTCCGATCATTAGGACTCGCTTCGAAGGTGAAGAACATTTTGTAGATATTAGAGACGGCAAAACAAAGAGCAAAAAGAAAAATGACGAGATATCCAGCATCGGTGATCTACTTAAAAAATATAAAGTAAACTAAGCTTTTTTCTGAGCGTCTCTCATTTGTTCAATCTCGCTACGGGTAATTTTGCCTAAGAAATATTTTTCTATAAAATCCCATCTAGCGATATCGGCATGAAGTTCAGTAAAGAAGTGCTGCATAAGTATACATGATTCGCTATGCTTTCTAGCGACATTAGCTACAGTACGGCTCACATAGTCTGCATTATTAATAACTTTTTCGATTGCGTATGCGTTGTTTACACGGATAAAGAATTCTGGGTTTTCTCCAGCCGTAGTGGTGCATCTAGCCAACTCTAGCATTTCGATTAACTGAACGACAATAATATCGGTACTTTCTTTCGAACTTACATATCTAGACGCTTTGTGGCGATCGCCGAATATAAAATGATTAATTGCGTATTTGAGATTTTTGATTCTAGGCTCGTACGAAACGGTCTTTATGATCGTTTTATCGTATTTAGAGTTATATTCCGAGAAATTATTTTGGAATAATGAATTGCGATATGGCGCAATTCTTTCCAGCATAGGAATGAAAGCGCCAGCAACAACATCTGCAATATATTTCTTCTTGACACAGCCTTTCTTGATAAGAATTTGAGCGAGCTCGCTTGACGAGAAGAACTTATTCGACTGTTTAAGATCAGCAAAGATTTCTTCCATCGTATCCAAGAATGAAAAGAGATCGTCTCTGACACTATTCAAGGAACGCTTCCCGGCATCGACTTCGAGAATTATTCTATTAATAATCTTTTCCCCGACTTTGAAATTGAAATCTTTCAGCTCGTTAGTAAAGAACAGATGCTTGAACATACTAAAGGAAATATCACGGTAATGATGTTCCCAAAGAGATTTATAGTCGAGTTGGTAAATGTCGCCTGGAACGGTCACGATTGCGTCGCTCGCTCTGCTAGACTTAGTTGCTTCTGTATATGTTCTAGGCAGATCAAGCTTCTTGAAGTATTTCATATACCCAAACTGCTTAAGTCCAGGAAGCATCTCATCATTGACCATGAAGTACCCTAAGGTAAACATGCTTCTTGGTTTAAATACTACTGGCGGGTAGTTGGAGTGTGGATCCGACTCGAAGTCTTTTCTAATCATCAGGAGTGTTGTCTTGATTTTCGCATCAAGGTCTTCTGGTCTTGCATCTGCAAAAATAAACGAAAAATCTTCTGGTGACACCAAGAAATTACGCTTGCCGTATGTGTTGTAGAGCTGATGAATTTTTCTAAGTGTAGCTACGACCTGCCAGTTTTTAATGCTCGACATGCCATAAAGCTGTCGAATGTAACGGAAATCTTCTTTGAAGAAGTCCGTACTTGCAACGCCTATCATGTCTGGTCTACGAGCAGCACGACCGATCTCCTGTACATAATCGGCAATATTGCCAGTTGGGGCAAAGTGATAGACATACTTAATGTCATCAATATCAATACCCATGCCGAATGCTTTCGTAGCAATAACAACATTCTTAGTGCCTTCGCTGATGCATTTTAGCGTTTCATTCTTTTCGCCTGCAGCTAGACCACCGTAATATCTACCGGCTTTTTCCGGATTATCCATACGATGCAATAGATCATCGACATGTTTCGTGTACGGAACATAGACGAGAGTTTTATCGCCTGTTTCGCATAGCTTATTAATTGAGTCTGTAGCCTTCTCAAGCTTTTCGTTCTGATAGTCATGGTCTTTAGCATGACATCGAATGTCGAAATTAATATCTTCACGCCTTACATTTCCGATGTATTTATTAGGCGTCATTTTAAGAGATTCAATAATATCATGGTACATATTGTCGTCGCCGCCGAATGTAGAGGTTGCGGTAAAAGTAACGATCGGGAACTTATAATCTGATTTCGCATTGTTTCTTAGACGATTAATGAAATCGCCGAGATACCAATAATCAGGTCTAAAGCTTTTGCCCCATGTTGCTACAATATGTGCCTCATCTACGACTATTAAGCCAATATTTCTTTCACCAATTAGGCTAGTAATGTCAGTATTTGAAAGCAATGCTTCTGGAGATAGATAGAGAATAGACTTGTCACCTTTTTTAATTGATTCAAGCGTATTCTCCTTTTCTGTAGGGGTGTAGTCCGAATTAATCGTGGCGGCTAAATGAGTCATAGACTTAATATTTTGAACTTGGTCATTCATTAAGCCGATAAGCGGAGATATTACTAGAGTCACAAGATTATACTTTTCCGCTAGATAAATGGCTGGTATTTGGAACATTACAGATTTACCGGCACCAGTTGGCGCAGTTACGAAAACATCCCTAAATGGCTCCAGATCTTTCGCCTTTATAGCGTTCTGGACTATGTCGTCAATGATTACTGACTGCTCAACATCGACAAGCTCGTTGTCGTCATATGGATTCTTATATAGTTTAAGTGTCCTAAATGAATAGTCTGGATTTTTGCGATGAAGTATATCGAGATATTCCTTATAGAATTCAGGATCGACCTTACTCCCGCCAGCCGAGTATGAACGGCTGATCATTTTAACGCCAGCTCGTTCGAGTTTATCTTTTAGGTTGATAATATTTTTATCAGTCTGCAAGCTGTCATCTAGTACGCTGATCTTGCCAATGCCGTTTTCGATAACATTAGTAAGCACATCTGAGAGTACGATTAGGTCATATTCGTCAGGAATAACAGCAACCTCTTCGTTTGAATCTTCTACGAGGCTACCGTCGATTAATTTGGAGATCTGCACGGTTTCGAAGTTAGTATTACCGTAGGTAATTGGGATATCATTGTAGGCGATATATACATTCTCGTTGTATTCTTCTATATCACCATAAAGCTGCTGAATATATAGATCCCTCTCGGCATCGTGTTTTGTTTTTAAATCTTCATAATCTTCTAGGGAGAAACTGCTTGGATAAAATGTAGTATAAAAATCATTATCTAGGATGTAAATATTCTTTCCCGATGCTGCAAATATACCGCCAAGTGACATTTCCGAAAGAGCTACTAGATCCTCATATGTGACGAATAATGTATCTTTATGTTTGACTATTTCCGATAAAAGATCGGTCACATCAGGTTTTTCTATCTTAATCTCTTTCGAAAAAAGAAAATTACCGGATAATTCCGGTAACCATTTGTTAAAACCTTTCAAGACAACGATCGTATTTTGATCAGAAATAGAATTAATCTGTTTTACGATGAGTTGCTTAAGTGTTTTCATGTATATATTATAACACTTTTTAAGATTACTGAAAGCTTAAGCTATATTCGAATTACACTAGCGTTGCCAAGAAAAGAAGCGTCATTTATTCCACGAATTATCGTATCTAATATCGTGTCTTCGCCTATTTTAATTGTTATAGGCTGATTATTAGATGTGTTGATCTTTTCTACGAGCGTATCCATCCAGCTCGTATTGTTTTCTAGCGGGAGAACAGCTTCTTTACCGGATTCGCCAATCATAGCGAGTGTTGCACCATTGGTTATGCCGCCCGTCGCAAGAAGAGGAATTTGCGGAACGCTAATTGTGCCTACCCATCCAAATGGTTTAATCCCTAAGATATCAATACTGCGTATGCCGTTAAGAAAACCATTTATGGCATTGAATGGTATAGCTACGACCTTGTTAATGCCAGTAATAATTGCGTTCACGATAGCTTTAAACGCATTTACAATACCATCTTTGATGCCGTCAAATATTTTTCCGCCGGTCGAAAACACAGCTTTAACTGCATTCCATGCGTTTGAAAAAATAGAACCAAAAAAGTTCGCTACGGAAGAGAATACACTCTTGATACCTTCCCATGCCGCCCTTGCTCCGTTTTTGATGGTTTCCCAAGCACCGGAGAAAAATCCGCCTATAGCTTCGACGACGGAGCTTACAGTATTCTTGATGCCATCAAATATTGACTTAATAAAATTACCTATGTTTGTGAAGATGGTTTTAACTGTATTCCAAATACCATTGAATAGGTTACCGATAAACTCTATGGCATGCATGATGAGATCAATGAGTGTAGTTATCACGGCGACAACCGCTCCGATAGCTATACCTATTGCTGAAAATACAGCTCCTAGCACTGTCCCAAGAGCTTGACCGATTGCCTTGAGAGTTTTCATTAAGTCTTCATTTTCTTGAAGACCTTTCGCCATCCTTTGAATATCATCAATGACTGGCTGCATGATTTCGTTTAGCCAATTCAGGAATGGTTCCAGGATGTTATGCCACATCTCGTCGAAACCGGTTTTTATTCCGTCAAGAATCGCTCCTATCACAGAGAAAACTGCGCCGATTGCGGATAACGCAGGGGGGACTATGATGTTAGCAAATACCGCCATCATCTCCTGAAGCGCACCGGTGACGGAAACTAACAAACCGATTATTGGTTCGAATGCCGATTCTAATCCCTTGAAGAAGGAATCAAAACCTCGTGCAAATGATTCGGGGTTTAGTTTTTGAAGCGCAACTCCAATATTGTTTAAATAATCAGGCAATGCGTTCTCTAGAATATACTTTCCGAGCGGAACAAATAGATTATCCCATGCTGATTTGCCGGCTTGAGCGACAATATTGAATGCATTAATTGCGCCTTTTTTGAAATTGTCTATAGCCTTATTCCATTTTGACAGATCCAATTTGCCAAACGCTTTCATTAGCCTCTGATATATTTCGTCGACGGCATTCTTTCCGTTTAGTTCAAAGTCACCCCAATCAAAATCAATTCCACTTAAATCCATTGAGACAGCTCCGCCGCCGCCTGAGCCACTACTATCGGAAGAGTCTGGTTCCTTCAACACATTCATCTCATCAAAAGATGCTAGCTGAGTAGCTAACTTCTTTGCTGCTTTTGATGTGCCGTTAATACCATCAGTTGCATTATCCGCAGATGATTCTATCCCAGCCATTGAACTGGAGGCTTTATCTGCGCTATCCGTCACGGAGTCGGTGTTTTTCTTGACTCCTCCAAATAGCGATTTCAAAGCATTGATTGCCGTCACTATGACTTTTACAAAAGCGGCTATATAATTCGCAGCGGCACCTACAGCAGATGCAACATTTTGAAAGAAACCCGCAATATTAGATTGTCCGATTGCATCCATAATTGCAGTCAGACCACGAGTGATAGCGGTCTTTAGGTTCACAATAGATGTTTGGACGCCACCTGTCGCATTGCGAGCTTGTTGTTCGAAACTGCTTAGACCATTGATGCCTTGCTTGTTGAGCTTCATGACAGTAGCCATGAACTCGTTCATTGACACTTTACCAGCACGCAAATCTTCGCCGAGAGCAGTCGCATCTGCATATCCCATAGCAGTTGCAACTTGTTTAAGCTGAGCTGGCATAGCCATCATCATGGTACGCCATTCCATCATATCTGGCTTGCCCTTAGCGTAAGCCTGGCTCATTTGTTCAAGTGCGGATTTCTGGATCTCCATACTTGCGCCACCAGCCAAAATTGCATTGTTTAAGGCAAGAAACATGTGAGTTGAAGCGCCAACATTCCCATTTGCCGATGTGAATCTTTGGACTGCCAAAGCAGCGGCATCTAGCGAAGTTGGTAAACCTTGAAGCTTCGACTCAAGTGTATTAATGGACTTCTGTGCTTGATCCGAGCCAATTCCAAGGTTAGACATAACCTTAGGAAAGTTCTTTAATGTATCTAGGCGAGTAACGGCATCGTCTGCGAAAGAAGCAACAGCGGATAAGGCTTTAGTAAGAACATTACCAATAACTGTACCGACAGCAACAAAGCCGGCGGTCATCTTTGAGGACATTGAACTCGTGGAATGCGAAAGGGAGCTGAGCTGCTTTTTAACTCCACCTAGTTCCTTTTCAAAGTTTGCCGCATTGGCGGTAATTTGAACTTGCAATTCATCAATCGTTGCCATTATTGCTTCTTTCCGTATTTTATCCGAGCCATGCGAATACGCTGGTCATCGGTGTTGCATATTTCGGCAGTTTCTTCATCTTTAGCCTTCGAAAACGGAGTTTTAGGGTAATGCTTTGGATCGTGGAAGGCTATTTTGATATAGTTGCCGAGTGAAAAGTTCATTGTGTCTTGAATCTTGGTATTGTTTTCGATTCGCTTATTATAGCCATCGATACAATCGACAAAATCACCGAAAGTAAGCTCCCAATATTCAGACGGATGGAGACCGATTTGATAGGCTAGGCTTTGTTGCTTTCGCCAGAAGTCTTTGAAGAATCCTGCTTGAGCTGTTTCTCCATTGCCTTCGTGTCTATCTCCCCTAAAAAACCAGCTTCATTGATTCCTTCAAGAATATTTGTCATCATTGTGCCAATACCTTCTTTGAAGTCTTTATCAAAATCATCATCAGATGCACCACCTGCGTGATATAAGAATAAAAGATCGCTTATGCCCATTGATCCAGTAGACATTCCATTAAATACATCGAAGAACTTGCGTTCATCTTGTCGTTCGGCTTTTGCGATATTTAGAGCTTTGAAATTAAGTTTCATAGGTTATTCCTTGTTTAATTTACTAGGTGGGAGCATTTAACCTCAGCTCCCAAGAGGGGTAATTAGGCTTCAGCGTAAACCGGATCACCAGAGAGGCGAATAGTAATATTCGCAGATACAAGACCATCTGGAGTAGCCTCACCGAATTTGAGCGATGAGATGTATCCTGTATAGGTCAATGTTCCAGCATCATCTGGGAATGTCTCAATCCATGTTCGGACTTCACCAGATGCGTAGACAGCTTTAAGTGCTGCTATCTGACCATCAAAACAGTTATTGATAGCTACTTCCACTGTTCCTGCATCTTTTGCGCCTTGGATATATTCCTTAGCACGATTTGGGGAATCGAGAGTCGTCACATCGATTTCCTCAGCTTCAGAAGCTTGCTCACCAATGCTCGTGATGTGAGCGATAACTAGGTCGTCTGGTTCGCTACCAGATTTCACCATCTTAAGGCTTGTAGCCATAGCTTGAATTCCAGCCATAATTTGTTCTCCTTACATCAACGATTACCAGTAAAGGTTGCATTGATGTGATATAAAGCTCCCTCAGGTGATGGCACATCGAGGGATGTGTTGAGTCGATATTTCAATTCACGCATTTTAGCCTCGACTTGAGCTAAAATACTCGAAGCAGTAACGCTATCATTAGTCCAAATATCAATCGAGACGAGGATCCGTTGTGTCGCAATCTCATTCTCAAGATAATAATCGGTATTATTGTCATCTATTCTGAATGTAATCGCAGGAACTTTATTAAACTTATTTTGTGAACTCTGAGTAACGGGATAATTAAGCTCACTAAGCTTACTAAAGATTTCTGGCTTTGGATTGAATAGAGTCATTTTTTAATCCCTTCTATTACTTTGCGAAAGATTGTACTCTCGATTCTGTCTTTGTTGTTACGGAGTGCGGGCGCCAAGAATGGTTGAGCCGGCTGACCAGCCCAATCTTGCTTATACGACACAGCAATTTTGGTATTCTTGTTGGTCGATTGTCCTCGAACTCCAGTACCGAATTCAACATACGGCGCATATTCAACATTCGTTCCTACGATAGCTTTCATATTATTTGGAGTTGCCTCTTTCATGACATGGATACTTCCTCGTAGGTGACCAGTATCTACAGGGCATAATCTTTTAGCGCTACCCTCAACAACACCGGCAGCCATGTTGATACCGTCCGAAATGGTTTTTTTGACTGTCTCTGGAAGCTTTTGATACTTCGCAAGAATCTGCGACAAGCCTTTGAACTCGATTTTTACTCCTGCACTTCCCATAGTTTACCCACTATCGTTAAGTGAGAATCCGATGGGATTACACTTGTTGCGACATAAAGCTTATTACTGCATCTAAGCAAGTCGTTTACGGAGACATTCTCATCCACTCCACAAGTAATGCAGATATCGATTGAATCCACTAATCCAAGCTCACTTTGAATTTCGCCTAAATTAGCGAATCGGACATTACCTTGTAAGGTACATTTGGTAGTGAGGCTACCTTTTATAACTCCACCTTCGGCATCAATGATGTCTTCTGTAGCCAAGACTTCAACCGTCTTGTCGTAAAACGATTTAGCGATTGCATTTTTAGCTGAATTAGGAAACAACATTGATTCTCCTATATCTTGCCAATAGCTTCGAAAAACCTGCAAATAGCTCGTTGTCCTCAGCTGTGGCAAGATAATTCTTAACCTCGTTAGAGAACGAAACGGATTGTCCGTTGTCGCTTACAGAGCTAATAGCTTGGTCGGATTCCGTCGAAGTTTTGGAGTTAGTCGTTTGATTGAAGATGCCTGAGACAATACGAGCAACGACTCGCTCTAATGCCTCGTCTAAGATAGTGTCATTAAGATAAAGAAGAACACGGTCGTAAACTTCATTTATGCAATACTCAAGAAGAGTATTAGCAGAAGCATCCGATGCTGCATTATCGATAACTTTGACATATCCTTTGATTCGGTCTAATTGTTCTGGCGACATCTTGTCCTCCGACTATTTCTTCGCTTTAGTAGCTTCTGCCTTTGGGGCTTCAGCTTCTTTAGCTGGTTTGGCTTTCTCTTCGATTGACTGATAGACTTCTGGGTAAGCTTTCATCTGTTCGATTAGGGCTTTGTCTGTCACTTCCTCGATGATATTAGCTTTGATATTCTTAAACTTCATAGTTTTTCTCCTATTAGGTTCGGCGTGCCGGTATTACGCCACCGGCAAGGCGATTAACTATTCGGCTACCGGAAGAGCTGCGAGAGTCTTAACGAGATCTGGAGTTACAACACCAGTACCGAATGAGTAGAACAATTCGACAGCATGAGCGTTCGAGAGATTAACCTTCTCATCAGCATACTCGTTGACTAAGACTGGTTGAGCAGCAGAACCAAAGATGGTTGCGATAATAGCCTTGGTTTGACGAGCGTTTTCAAACACACGAACACCGTGGAACATAGCAATCTCTTCTTTGCCAGCATCGTTCTCGACCATAACTTTGTCGATGTGATTGCGAAGCTTACCATAGACGGATGGAGCGAGGGTAAGAACAATCATCTCACGGTCAACGCCATCTACATAGTCATTAGTAACAGTTGAAATTGATTGAATCATAGCCTCAACGACATCTTCGATAGCTACAACACCCTCATCGAGAGTGACTGCAGTACCTGTAGATTCGAGGGCTGCGAAGTAGGCACGATCAAGTGTAGCAATCATGCGCTTTGCATGGTTACCAGCACGACGAGCAATAATGTCACCAACGCCGAAGAGGCGAACATCTTTCTCTTCGATTTCTTCAACAATTTCTTTGTCTTGGTTAATATTGATGGTAACTTTGCCACCGTTGATAAGCTTAGAGCCAGCACCAGCAGTACGAGCAGTACCATAGTTGTTGGATGCAGCGTTATTGAAGCGATTAACTTCTACGCTACCAGTTGTAGGATCGCCAGAGTAATCAGTATTCTTGATTTTCTCAGAAATAGCGCCTTTTTGAATGGAGTCGATTACCTTGCCATAGCTTTCAGCAAGCTTGTCAGCAGTTGATCCATTCGTGGTGATAGAGAGGGCATCAGTTCTTGCCATAATTATCTCCTATTGTTTCGAATGCGACAATCAGAATGCAGTTATACCGGCTTTGTGATAGCCACGAGCCGAGAGAGATTCCTTCTTGTCGGTAGTTTTGCTACCGTCACCATAGTCGGTTGGAGTCTTGCCAGCGAGTTTTGCCTCGACTGCTTTTGACACAGCTTCGTTGAAGGCTTTATTGAGCTTAGTGATGTTTTCCATCATCTTGTCCTTATCGATGTCTACCACGAAGTCTACCATCTTGGTGTCGATATTAAGTTCTGCAAGCTTTTCGATGCCGTCAGCACGGTTCTCACGCAAGGTAATGCTTCGTTCCTTCTGTGCCAACTCGTCATCTTTGGCTTTACGAGCCTCATTCAGACGCTCCTCTTCGGTCAATTTGGCTTTTCGCTCATATTCCGTAATGGCATCTGCGATAGCCTTCTTGTTCGCCTCATCATTCTTGCTTTGGACTTCTCCAATGCGTTTCTGGATAAGTGCGTTGACCTCGTCCTGAGTAAAGGTCTTCTGAGTATTGGTCTTTTCTCCCTCTGTTGCTCCGGCTTGACCGTTGTCGGCAGAGTTCTGATTCGTAGCTTCCGCCATAAATCCTCCATTTAACGCCTGTCGGCTAGATTAATATGCATCAAAAAACGCCAAGACCTAAGTCTTAGCGCTATTGATATTACTATAATTATATCATAAAAAGCATATACTTAATAAACTATTTCTACTGAACCCTATAATAAGTCGCACCGCCTAGCATAAAAGATCCGGAGTCATAATTAAACTTTAATTTCGTAGGTTCGCCATACTTTTTATCCCCATTCTCATCAATCAAATAGCTACTGCTCTTAATTGTTATTTCACCAATCTTACTGCTTTCGTCATAAGTATAGGAGCAATTTTCATCCATCGTCGTTAAATCAGCGGTAGTCGCATATTCGCTAGCAAGCATCGAAATATACTTACAACTGCCGTTTTCCTTTAATACTACATATGATTCGACGCTCTTGTTGTAATTGTTATAGAATGAGCGCCTATATGCTCCTGAAAGTGTCCATTGCGGGTACGAATCTGCTCCATTAACATACCCAGCTTCTTCTGGTTTTTGATTAGATCCAATATTGTATCCTAAGAAAAAACTACCAATAATTAAACCAAGACAGACTACGGAGGAAACGCTTATTGCAATTATCATTTTGTTTTTATTATCTTTTTTTGCCATATGCTTGCTCCTGTTACGATACAATTATATCACGAAAGGCATAAGATCATTTTACGAACTCTTTTTCCCAAGAGCTATACGACATATTGTAGACACGGATGTTTCTACCAGTTTCTGGATTTCGTGCTAGTCTCGTGTTGTCTGGTTCATAGTCTTTAAAATACGGCACTATCGTCGATCTACAATTTGGATGTAAGGGCGGAATATTATATCCGGGTACGCCATCAGATATCTTAAACCTTCTTCCATCCATTTCGGCGCAGACATCGCTTGTTCGACTATCTAAAGTGGCTAAAAACTCATAATATTTAAATCCCATCGATGCATAAGAATCTACTTCTGCCGAATTATGAAAATAATTTGTTTCTGTACGGATCAATCTTTCGGCATAATAATTCGACACACCGAATCGTTCTCTAAAATCTCTCGCTGTCTTTTGAATGGATTGTCCATTTGCCATGGCTTGTGCAAGCTTGTCTTTGAGTTGGTTTGCTAATATATCGGAATTGCCCCAAATACGCTCTGAATAATTCTGACCATCAAACTTTGTATTAAGAACACGATTAATAGTATTTGTGTCGAGCATTGAAAAGCTTGGGGTTGAGCCAATCCCTTTAGAAACATCATAAACCGAACGATAATAAGAGTCTCTGTAAACCTTACGGCTAGCTTCTGACAAAAGTTCGTCTTGTCCCATTCCAGCCAAATGCGCTTCATACCACATTTGAGCATTCATAAACTCAAGGCGATTGATTCTGCCTAGATAATTAGTAGGAATCTTGTCATACAAATCAGCTTTTTTGAGTTTGGCGATAAATGTATTCATATCCTTCGAAGATGTCATAAGTCGAAGCTTTTGTTTGTCAAAGCCACCTTCTTTCGTCCAGTAATCGGCGTAAATTTTCTTTAACTGCCGTAGGGTTTCTTTCTGAGTGGTCTCATATAGTTTGCGAATCTCCTTCCGATACTGCTCAGAGGTTTTTTCGCTTTCAATGAGCCTTTCGTTAGCTCGTTTATTCCAGTAGGCATTAGTCCTTTTGCGAAGAGCCATGCTTTACTCCTATTCGTTTACATCTTCTTCTGGCTTGTCGACATTATTACCAAATTCGTTGGCATTATAGTCATCATCTTTCATCGCCTCGGAATTTTCTTTTTCTGCGATTTCGATAGTCTCTGAGGCATCCTTAACGAATGAAAGCTGGCTTGCAAGTAATTCACGGTCTACGATGCCATCAAGATTAACAATCATCTGCGATGTTTCATAATCGTTGGATGGTAGGTTGCGTTTGAATATTGCATCGACATCCTCTTTCGAGACCTCTTTCATCTTAGATTTAACCGACAAGAAATGAGAGTAAAGCTCAAATCGTTTCATGAGACCTTTCTCGAAGAAACGCTCCTTATTCTTTACGGCTTGCTCAAATGCGAGTAGCTTGTAGCGAATAGCGACACCAGAAGAATCGCCGGCGAACTTTTCATCGGACATATCAGGCACCATTGATATTTTATGGATATCTTTCTCGATGGTCTTGCGAAGAACATCGACATCGCCTTCATTAATAGCCTTAGTTAAGTATTCTACTTTGCCATCCGTAGGAATGTTAGATAATGCACGCTTTTCTTTTAAGTCTGCCATTTGGTCTGCATCGAATTTCATGCCATAAAAGCAAAGGATAGCATCAACAAGTTGCTCACGATCGTTGACACGGTCTGACTGAATGAGATTATACGCATCGATGAGCGAGATGACTGATTCGAAGTCTCCAGAGTATTCCTTATTGTTGTCATATTCAATAATCGGAACAGTCCCGAATGCATGTTGTTCACGGTCTATTTCTTTTACGCCGCCGCCATTGCCAGCAAGTTCGTATTTAATGATTTCTTTATCGGTAGCAACAATTACATCGTAATGGTCTGGCTCTTTGTCTTCTGGATTCTTGTAAATTGGTCGGTAGTTAATAGCATAAAGCTCATTATGAACGAGAGTGTCATCATAGATCATGATCGTATTGCGAACATCGAGTGTAACCGAGCATGGGTTTGCCTCTTCGTCTGCATAGACATATTCGTATTTGATGCCGAAAATTGAGCATTCTTTCGCAATCTCGACATCCGTATTCTCTATAGTCTGTCGTTTATAGGCATCAAGTACTGGCTGGATATTAATGTCATCATTAACTTGATAGTCGACAGGATTACCGAGAAGATAGCCAACCATCATATCGGTAATATATTTAGCATGGTTTGTGACAAGCTTATTATTCATTAATGTTTCGACTTTCTCACGAGTCGTAATGGCTTGTTTGCCCATATAGTAATCATCAAGCGTATCGAAACGAGTTCTACGCTTTTCATTGTAGTCGATGGCTTTTTTGATAAGCTTTGCATCGAGTGGTGTGTCTTTATTGACCTGATACATATTACTCCTTTCTATCTAGCCCAATAATTAGTGAATCGTGAGCGTTTACTCACTCCTGTTTTATCTACGACTTCCGGCTTACGCTCAGAGGTTATAGCTTCGTAAATTGCCGCAAGAACATCCACCGAATCATCATGAGCATTGCGACCTTTGCGTTGATATGACATGACTTGTCTGAAAAACTCCGGATACTTCTTCTTCCAATTTGGTGGCATAATGACATGGTTTTGCACCCAAGAAGATGAAGCAAGGATACGAGATTCCTTGTTCTGAGTTTGTGGTCTGGTTGTAATGTGCGTACGGTTTGTTTGATATTTTTCTGTTAGGAGTCTTTCGACATTTCGTGCAAAACCACGCCCTCCGTTATTGCTTTCGATTACTGCCTCGTTCGTGTTGCCGTTGAAAAGCAGGTCGGCAACTTTTTCTTCAGTAACTTCCATTGGCTCATCTGTAAAGACAAGGTCGGTAATATAAGCTTCCTTATCGTGTTCGATATAGTTGATAGAACAAAGAAAATCTGAACCAGTATCGGCAGTATCTGTATAGTTGTAAATTTTGCCTTCTGGTCTTTTCTCCCACTCGATGAACTCAGAGTAGAGTCTGCCGCCAATATCGATTGGTTTTTGATTGTAATTAGCTTCTACAATGTCTAAATTCATCTCACGAGTCTTAGCTTTGTAGTCTTCTGCAGACAAAACATCATCGCAGAGCATTGATCCATCATCTTGGACAGCCTTGTAAGTAATATGCTCGACATCGTCCGTGAAGTTCTTTAGGATGCGACCAGCGAGGTCTCCTTCTGCCCAACGAGTCATAATGATGATTACTTTCCATGGATTTTCAGTTCGACTCAAGAATGTATTGTTAAACCAGCCCCATTGCTTATCTAATGATGTTTCGTTGTATGCCTCCTCATCATTCTTGATAAGGTCATCGACTATAAGAAAATGTGCGCCAAAGCCAGTAGCAGTAGCCTTTGGGGATGTAGCAAGATAGCTTTTCATTGTAGATCCATCCAAAGCCCACATTTGAGCCGATGCCTCACCGTACTTAACTTTGGTTTTAGGAAAGATGTCAGAATAAACAATATTCTCATCGTCGACCTTTTCGGTCTGGATGAGATTACGGACAGTTTGTGCGAATGTTGCTGAAAGAGTTTCGTTGTAGCTCGCAGTCATGACTTTATTCTTCGGATTGATGCCGAATAGCCATGCAGTAAAGAGCTGAGCCGTGAGTGATTTACCATGTCGTGGTGGAAGATTAATAACCAGAAAATGCTTATCAGATTTCTCGACAAAGTCTTGAAGCTTTTCACAGAACTCGTAAAGATAGTCACGCTCGTCCTTGTAAAACTTCGGCATCATGAGCTTGCAGAAATTGTAAAAGTCAACACGAGCCAACTGAAGCTCAAGTTCTTTCTGAGTTTCTGGCAAATCAATGATAGCTTCAGCTTCTTTTACTTTCATTTCTTCCTTTTAAGCAGCTTAAGTAAGTCTTGCTTGGTTAGTTGGTTGAATGGAGAATTTGTCTGAGTGGTTTGCAGATTGCCTACGAGCGTGG